ATGGCATAAGGATTGCTTAGTATAGCCTTATTCAGCGATTTTTGCGCTGCTTCCTCAACAGCCATTACCGCTGCCCTTGCCTTGTGTGCTTTGGTGAGTGGTCCTAAAGCTGCATTAAGCTCTAGGTACAACGTAGCCGACTTACTAGCTGCAACCGCTCTTTCTGCAGCAGCAGTAGCAATAAGAACGGCCTTGTAAGCTCCGTATGTGGCTACAATAGGCATTAGCACGTTAAGAATGTCCTCGTAGTGTTCTATAGCCGACGTTGCGCCTGTAATAATGCCAGAAATTAAGCCATCGTTGCTTTGTCCGATCTTGTTTAAAGCTCTATCCCAAGCATCCTGCATGTTGCTGATTTGACCTGTAATGGTTTTGCTCTGCGTCTCCATAAGGTTGAAAAACATGCCTCCCTCGTTGGTAAGGTTCTGAATGACTTTCTGAACTTCTGGAAAACCAACCTTACCATTTTCGACCATTTTGGATATTTCGCTATCGGCCACGCCCATAACCTTAGCCAGCTCAGATACGATAGGAATTCCAGCTTCCATGAATTGGCGCATGTCGTCACCCATTAGGCGACCTTTAGCCTTTACTTGACCATAGACAAGTATTAGCCTATCCAAAGGAACACCAACACCAGAGGCCACATTACCTAGCCTTATCAGCGTTTCGTTCACCTCATCCGCTGCGACTTGGTACGCTAGAAGCTGCTTTGCACCGCTCGCTACCTCTGTAAGCGTAAATGGTGTTTTCGCTGCTGTTTCTACGATTTGGCCCATAAGGATATCGGACTTCGCCTTGCTTCCCAGCATGGTCGTAAAGGCTACGTCAAGCTGCTGGAATTCTCCGCGAACCCTCACCATTTGGCTAACCAGTAGTCCAAATCCTGTAATGCTTGCAATGCCTCCCAAGTTCCGCTTAAAGCTATCTATGGCACTATCCATTTTTTGCCCTTCCGAAACAACATGGTTGGACATACCGCTAACCTGGTTACGAACAAAGGTCATTTGACGCTGTATGTCGTCAATCTTAAACCTTACATCGTAGTCGAGTGCTCCATCATCTACGTTCATTGTGATAAGCTGTTAATGTAGTTCATAATGTCTGTTGCATTCTCGGAGGTGAGCTTTACGTTATCTTCGCTATCCTTTTTTTCGCTGCTGCTTTCGTAGCTTGGTAGGTCGCTCATTATCCTTTGCAGAACGCTCCATGCGATGCCGTGATTGAGGTAGTGCCATGACCAGCCAAAGTGGGCGCAAATGGCTCCCAATCGTCCGTATGGCGATCTTAAACCTCTGTGTTTTCCTCTACTCGAATCGGCATCGTCAGCCTGTTCGCTGACATCAATCGAATAGAGTTCGTAAAATCCCCCAAATTGCACATTGAGTTTACTAGAAGGCTGTACTCAAGCAGCTTGGAAGGTTTAACGCTGGTAAATAGTATTTCGGTCAGCTCTTCAAGCTGCTTATCGTCATACTCGTAGCGGTAGCCTTCACCCTTTTTAATCGCTATTACATAGTCCTCTCCAAGTATCGCATAGGCTAAAATCTTAGCCATACGTCTTGCATTTTCAAAGGCAAGCTTCTTGGCTACCTGTAGGCTATTTTCTGAAATTAAATCAGCCTCATTTATGGTAATTTGTACCTGCTCGGAAGCAATTCTAAACAGGGTGGAAGCGGTAGGCTCTTGAATGGTGTACTTCTTTTGCTCGGTTATGGCGATACGCTTGCCTAGAAAGCCTTTAAACCCCTTTATTCGCTTGTAAATTTTGCGTTCTATGGTTATACTAACGCCCTTTTCTAGCATTAGATCAATCTCCCTTTTCTCTGCATTTATCATTTCTTGCTCTGTCATAGCCTATCGCATTTGAATTGGTACGTTACAAATAACATCCTCGCTGCACATTCCCTGCCTGTAATCGTCTGCAAGCGAGGCTATGGCACGACCTTGAATAGTCTTAAGCTGGCTAAAGTCGTTGGTGTTTTCTTTAAGGTTCTTGATGAGCCTTTCGTAGCCCTCCTTTACACCGTAATTCTTAGCCATATTGATCTGCTTGACTGTCAAACGCTCTTCAATCTTGGCTATTACCCTGTCGATATCCTCCTGTTTAGGAATTGGGTTCTTGAACCCTGTTAGCTTGAATTTCTTTTCTGGTGTTGCGTTGTTCATCACTTTGCGGTTTAACCAAAAAAGCCCCGAAAAGATGCTACTATCTCGGGGCTTTTCGGAATTTTTAAAAATGTAGTTCTATCAATTAGGCTCCTGCCTGTGTTACCGTAACAACAGTGCTTACGCCATCTGCAGTAAGTGTAATATCTGCGGTTCTAGCCTCCGAGTTGGTGTTAGCTGCTACCTTAACGGTTGCCACCTTACCCGAGCGTGTAACGGTTAGCCACTCTACGCTGCTGTCAACACCTGCATAGGTTAGGTTGCCAGTTGAGCTTGCGGTAATAGTCTTACCTGTAGCATCAGCAGCAGCCGTGAAGCTTAGCGATGTTGGAGATACAGAAAGTGCCCCAAGTACATAAGAATATATAGCCTTACCAGGTGAGCTTACAGCCATAGGGGTAACGGTTACATCAATAAGGGTAATACCCTTTTTTGACATATCAGCGTTGATGGTAGCCTCAATATCTCCATTAGGGATATCAAATACAAGTCCTTGTTCTGGTATTACCCTAATAGCTTTTCTTAAGACTGTTTCGGTTCCATCAAAGCCCCACTTACCGTTGGTTACAGTACCACCAACAAGGTCTGCCATTAATTCAGGCGTTGGGTCCATTAATGAAAATGTCAGCACAGGTACTTTCTTCTGCTTTAACCTTTCCTCTGGCGAAGATTTTCCCTCTTCGTAGTGCTCCGTTACCTCTGCTTTGTCCTGTGTGAGCTTACAGGTGTCCTTATAGGTTTTACCTATCTTACTCATTGTTTCGGGCATGGTACCAGCAGTGCTAGCCACGCCTACTTTTATCTCACTTAGTCCTAGAGAAATTGTTCCCATTTCATAAGTTTTTTAATCGTGAATACTCCAAGAAATTCGAAAATTGACGTAATGCTGCTTGATCTCCGGCTCATCTATCGTAGTCTGAAAATCAATAGTTACTGCTAGACCTTTAATATTGGCTGATCTTACTGCTGCTACTGCTGCCTCTCCTAGCTCTGCAAGCCTGTTCGTGTTAGGCACATTTTGCTGAACACCATTAATAGGAATAGTTAAGTCTGGCACGTGAATATTAACGTTAGATGCTCCTAGCTGTGGGTAGTATTCCTGTGATAGCGTGATGGTATTAACTACTACATCCTCCTTAACAGAGTTAAGTGGTCTGCCCATCTTAAACACTCCACCAGTTAGGTTAAGCCCTGCAAAGGCATTCTTAAGAATGCCGTATAGAATGCTATCGGTGTCAAACGTCAGCTTCATAGCTCTAATGCTGTTTTAACGTTACTCTTAAGCTGCTTAAGCATAATAGGGAGGTACTGCTTAGCTATTATTTCGGACGATGCTAGCACATCTTTACCTCTCGATTCAACTGCAGCAGCGTAATTCATACCAGCTGTTACCACAAGGGTATAACCCTCCTTGTACTTAGCACCAACCTTTTGAGCTAATATTTTACCCTTAATGGCACCTTCACTACCTCCCTTAACAACCTCGTAGTTCTCTTTAATAGCTACGCCATCCTTAAAAATGACATAACCTATTGATGATCGAAGGTTACCAGTTTGGTTTAGGTAAGAGCCATTATTTCTAGCATGGGTAACACACATTTCTCCCAGGTATTGCAACCTTTTAAGGATACGCAATTCAACCACTTCTAAGAAGTTGCTTAGCCTCCTATCAATATCTGCCTGTGTGAAGTTCGGTTTTATACCCATAGCCTTGAGTGTAGCTGCATTTGGTCGAATCGAAGCACCTGCAGGTTATCCACACGCCTAAACCCATCCACGCTGCTAGTTTCGCTCACAATGATCTTATCTCCAACGGATAAACGACCAGCACCGAGAGGTAGAAAAACCTTCGACTTGTAGGTTATTGCCTGTCCATCGTCAGTTTTAACTACGCTACCCGAACCGTTAGCCTCTTCGCGACACATTGAAAAAAGCACCCATTCAGACTGACCAGGAATGAAGTTTCCATTTTCATCTTGTGTTGCATCTGCAGCAACGTACACGAATAGGTAGTGTGGGTACTGATCGAACATGTTACCAGTAGTTTGAGCGATTAACGATAGTTGGCGTACCATCCAAAGGGTTCTCTATGCCATACTTGCTGTATATGCCAGATGCAAGCTTCATATAGTTGCTCTTGTCGGTTGCAGCAATTTGGTAGTCGCCCTCAGAGATATTGGCAGAAGTCACCAGCAGAACGTAGATAGCAGCAAGCGCAAGTTCGAAAGGCTGTGTCAACCCTGCGTAGGTAGCCGAAGCATCTACGCCTTGATCAATAAGAGCCTTTGTGAACTTACCATCAGATAGCGGATAGTTTACCGATTCTCTAAGTGCTTCTAGGTTAGTCATGGTCTAGTTAGTATAAATGGGGGCTGTTACACCCCCACCTGGTTAAGCTTCCTCTTTAGCGGTTACGTCAAGAATGAACACGTCATTCTTTCCAGTAAACACAGGATATGCATACATTTCGTAGGCAACGTATCGACCGTTGTCGTTACGCCACTGCGAAATAAGGTTATCGAAGTAGGAGCTATACACCTTGTTAGGAACAGGGTCGATAGCCTCAAGAGGGTCGGAAACCTTAAGAACAGCCACCTTGTCAGCGCACTGCGAAACAAGACGACCATCCTTGAACATCGAAACGGCAGTACCTGTGTTCAGAATACCCTTGTCGTTGATCACCTCAATAGGTGCATGTTGGAGCTGGGTTAGGTAGCTGTTTACAATGTCAATGCTCAAGATAGGAGTGCTTTCGGTTTTGATCTTACCAAGGGTAAGCCCGATAAGGCTCTTTAGCTGCTTGGATTGGCAGATAAGCGAAGCGGTAGCCTTGCTCACGCGGTGCTTAACCACTGTTTTACCAGCTAGGTCGGCCAAGTCCTCAGCGTACTGAATTACGCCTAGCACGTCCATAGTTTCAAGGGTAGCAGCGGACCAAACAACGTCGGTAGAGCGAAGCTTCTTTTTGCTGATACCATTCTCAAGGGCTGCAGACCAAACAACACCACCTGTGTTGTTAGTCTTGGTAAGGGTTACTTGACCGTCAGATAGACCTTCCCAATACATTGCAAGAATACGCCTGTGAGGGGCGACAGCTGCCAACTCGTAAGGGTTGAACAGGTACTTCACGATCTGGGCGTACTGAGCCTTGTACTGCTCTTGGGTAAGATTTTTCATCTTGTCCTGTAGGCGACCTTCCATGTAGTAGTAACGCTCTAGGCGATCGTTATCAATCTGCCACTCGTCACCCATACGTGCAAGCGTACCGGTTAGCTCACCGATAGATGGCATATCCCTCTTAGGCTTACCAGCCGACTTGTCGATAACGGTTCCAAGCATCGCTGCTGCATAGTCAGCTGTTGCTGCTGCGTATGTTTTCGATGCCTCATACTCCACGCTCATTTCCTTATCCCAACCTACCTTGTAGGTGGACGTTTTCATGTTTTCGTTGATGAAAGCATCAAACGCCTTTTGCTTCTGAATTAGCTCTAGTATTGTAGCCATGGCATTAGAGGGTTAGGAATTGAACATTAGGAAGTGCTGACTTAATAGCTGCGGTAGCAGCTTGAGGTAAACGGCTGGTAACTACGCCATCAGCTCTAAACATGATAGAGCAGGTTGGGTAGGTGTCAATCTCCACCTCGAATGGGTTTAGACCATCTGGGTTGATGGCCGACTTACCACTTGCACCTGCAGAATCGTAGGTCTGCAGCATGGCACCCTCTGCCAAAGCTCCTAGAGCACCAGCGGTGATAGCAAAGCTATCGTAAGCTGCATTGGAGGTGTCAATAGTGCCAACGGTTACGGCCTTAGCTCCTGTACCAAGTACATCGGTAGCCACGAGCAAAGCACCTTTCTTGATCTTCACAGCGGTACTATCGGTTGTGATAGCCTCGTAGAGTACGGCTGTCTTAATGAGCTTAGCGGTTCGTTCGGTGTGATCTGCCTTGAGAAAAACACCTTTTGGCAGCTTGGTAAGACCAGCTGGAAGGTTGGTTTTATCTAGGGCAAAACCTCCGTCGAACATCTTCATCGAGGAAACATCCCACATGTGGGAGTAGCTGTTTCCGCTCTGTGCGGTTGTTTTAAAATCCATCTTAGTTCTCTTTTTGAGGTTCGTTAATTGCCTTCATTGAATTGATAAAAGCATCCTCATCGGTATTGCCACCAGCCCCAATAACAGGAGGCTTAACGTTTGACATTCCGAGGTCGGATAGCTCCTGCTTCAAGTTGGTAACGCTTGTTTCAACCTCAGTCAAGTATCCGGTAAAGGCTTCGTCATTCTCGAACTGCATCCTTCCAAAGTCTTTAAGCTTCTGCTCTTTGAAGCTTTGGGGTATGCCGTCAAGGTTTAGCTTGGCCTGTAGCTGTTGGAGCCTCGATTCAGTGGTTTTTCCTGCCTTAAGGTTTCCGATCTCCTGTTGAAGTGGCTCAACTGCTGCCTTAACAGCGTTGGCTACGATGGTAGCGATATCATCACCAGGTTTTGGCTCTGCTGGCTTTGGCTCAACTTTCTTCTCAACGAAGTCGTACTTGTCCTTTAGGGTTCTTTCGTTGGTTTTAACACCTTCGGTTACCTCCTTGTCAACCTCCTTGCGCCATTCAGTCACGTACTCGTTAACCTTTTCAGCGGTTAGCTTTTCGACGATTGATGTAGCTTCGGTTTCGTCTGCTGCCTGTAACGCTAGCGAGCTGGCTAGTCGCGCCAAGCCATCCTTTCGCACGCCTGCAAATTTGGCGAGCAGTAGTGCGAGAATTTTTTCTTTCATGGGTTCAAAAATTTAATGTTTGAATCATTCGAATCAAAAGTATGAATGTATCAGAGTAATACACCTAAAAATAGTTTAAAAGATATGCACACGAAGTGCTATTTTATGCAAAAGCAATGCGGTTTTGATGCGAACGCAATGCGATCGCATTGCGACTGCATAACGATTGCATTACGAGCGTATTTTTTACCCCTAAAATCGGTCCTGTTTTTGGGGTCTAAAAAACACCTTGACCTTTATAAAGGTCAGGATTTTTTTTGTGAGGCTCGTTTTTTCTTCAAAATTCAATTTTTTACTTTACTGCATTTCAGCTACTTACGTTTTAAAAACATGCGAACGCAATGCGAACGCATCACTTTTTTATGCGATCGCTATGCTAGAAAGGAAAGGAAAGGAAAGGAAAGAAAGTAAATAATACTCATTACTTCGTAATTCGTATTGTACTCTTAGGATGTTCAATTTCGATTTTTGTTTTTTTTTTGACTGAAAAAGGCAAAATGAATTTTAAGCCGTTTTTAGCCACGTTTTAGATTGCTGCCTATACTTATATACCATTTCGGGGTAATAGTTGAAATATGGGCTGAAAAATCGGGGTAAAAAGTGGGTTTATCCTTTCGAGAAACCTACCAAAAAACGCCAATCAAAAGAAAGCTTCCTGGTCGCCAACTGTTAATTTTTTACATTTTAACAAAAAAGTTTCGCAATTATTGTACAACTGTATTACAATTGGCTTATATTTGTATCACAGTAATACATTTAAACCG